CCCCTAGGGGCCTCCCAGTGCTAATTCGACACACTCCGTGCAGTGCACGTCGTTCCTCGAATTCCACTATCTGTAGGGAGCTACTTTGGATGAAGACGGTTAAATCTCGGACCGTTGAAATAACACGGTCTAACACCGAATACGGGCTTGAGAGTTTGTTGTTTCCTTTCTTCAACTCAAAAACCTCGTTTGAAGGTGGCCTCTTCACAACTCAGCTTACTGAGTCTGAAGGACACAACCTTTCCCTTCTCGGAAAAGGTAGTGCGGATGTTGGTGGCGAGTTCTACTCGATTAAGGGCGATCACAGTCATAACTGTCCTCGCCTGCAGATTTGGGGTGGTACGGCTCATGATTCGGTCTTTTGGAACGGCCGAATCTTTCCGTATCTCGACTCATCTGCATATGGTATAGAAACTAACTTCCCTATCAGTCCATCAAGTCGTTCTGATCTTGACGGTCTTGGTACGGTCGCTATTTCTAATACCATTCCCACCAATCCTGTAGCGTCTTTGTCAGTCTTCATCGGTGAGTTACGAGAAGGTCTCCCAAAGATGTTGGGAACTATGTTATTCAAAGAAGGTCTTAAGAAGGCCCTTAAAGGCGGGTCTAAAGAATACCTTAACTTTGAATTTGCATGGCGTCCCATGATCAACGATCTCAAGAAATGGATCACTGCCTATGCTCATTCCGATAAAATTATGGAACAGTATAAGCGTGATTCAGGTCGCAGAGTTCGTCGACGTTACACCTTTCCAAAGGTAGAGACGGTTTCGTCTTCTGTCTCCTCGGCTTTCCCGGCCGGGGCCGGCTTGACGCAGCCCACGCTCTGGCAAGATGGCAACTATACTTTTCCTCTTTATTCAGAAGAACGAATAATTAGGAGAAGATGGTTTTCAGGTTCTTTTACTTATCTCTATGAGCCTGAACAAGACTCAGAGACTCAGTTTAAGACTGACCTGAAAAGACTCCAAAAGCTATACGGGCTTGAACTTACCCCTGTAGTTTTGTGGAATCTGTCACCTTGGAGCTGGTTCGCCGATTGGTTTAGCAATACGGGAGAAGTTGTAAACAACATATCTCGTTTTGCCCTCGACGAACTTGTCATGCCATACGGGTATATGATGGAGAACTCCATTCGTATGAACACGTATCGCATGATGGATGTGACTCCCAAAGGGTATCGCATTCCTGACCTGACTCAGACCTTCACTACCAACGTGAAGTATCGAATTCAGGCCACACCCTACGGTTTCGGGATTGACCTCGACGCACTCAGCGTCAGGCAATTGGCTATCTTAGCCGCCCTTGGTTTATCGGGGCGCAAGTAGCCTACCACGTGTCACTGCAATGCAGACAATGAAGTCTGCAAAGAAAGGGCAATTGTCATGGGGCTTTCTGACCCTCAGGTCTGGACCGTCAACGCTGTTGACAAAACTATGCCTCGAGTTTCATCTGGTGATGGCGTCGCCAAGTTTAAACTTGGTGACGGCACTTTCCAGGTCGACTTTCGGCATAACTATGGCAAGCGAGGACGCCACAACGTCAAGTTCACTCAGAACAAGATCGCTGCAGATCCCTTCAACACGACTCGTAACGAGGCCGTGTCGATGACCGTCAACCTTACAGTTGACGTTCCTATCCAGGGATTTTCCATCGTTGAGCAAGGATATGTTGTCGCTGCTCTGCTTGCAGAGTTGGCGGCATCCTCTGCCGCGCTCACGACTCAACTCCTTGGAGGAGAGATCTAGGACCCTACAGTTAGGAGCTACATGGCTTGGGATCACATTACCTCTTAAAGGAGGATTGTGTGAAAAGCCTAATGTTGCTCTGGAATGAGGTTGCCCAAGAAATGGGCATCTGGTGTCAGATCAGCACTATCCGTGACTTTAAAACAGTCACGGAGAGAGTTTCACACGAGGGGTTATCGTTTTTGACGATAACCCTTCCACGGTTTTGCAGAGACTTCGAAAAAAGTCTTGAGCAAGGCTACGTGGACAACACTTCTTTTCTCTCTTTTAAGAAAAGAAGAGGTTTCCCGACTTTCTTGTCAGGTTTCCTTTGTCGTGTGTTCTCCGATGGCGGGCTGTTGCTTCATGAACCGTGTATCGATTCAATTCAAGCTGTCCGTCAACTAACGTTGATGTTCAGTAAGATTGAAATCGAGTGCAGTGAGCCTAGAAAGCTTGCTGCATACTCACGATTCCTGGAGTGTGAGCAGGATGTCCGTATTTCAGATAAGTTGCTTCCACAGAACATGCTTGAGCGCTTCAAGCGCATGGGCATCGCTCTACTGGGTCAACTCTTCTCCTCAATTGACCTTGCGGTCTATGAGGGGAGACTGGTACCTCGTCATGGTCCTGGGGCCACTGCTGATCGCCTTGTGGCGAATCAAAAGTACTCCCAGACGGAATGGACTCAGCGCTTGGAGAACCTTTTTCCGAGTGCTGAATATCTCTTCCCCTCTCATGGAAATTGGCGAGAGGCACAACGAGTGGACATCCTCGAACCTGGTGCAGAGAGACCTGTTAGGGTCATTACTGTACCTAAAACGCTCGAAAAGCCTCGACTCATTGCCATTGAGCCTACTGCCATGCAATACATGCAGCAGGCTCTATTGGAATTAATCGTGGAGGGAGTACAACGTGATCAACTATTGTACTCATTCCTCGGTTTTGATGATCAGTATTCAAATCAAGTCATGGCTCAACAGGGATCCAGTGATGGGTCCCTTGCCACGATTGATTTATCTGATGCATCAGACCGCGTTTCGAATCAGCATGTACGAGCTCTTACCTGTAGATATCCATGGCTTTCCCAAGCTGTGGATGCTACAAGATCTCGGAAGGCTGATGTGCTTGGTAAGACAATACGCCTTGCCAAGTTCGCGTCCATGGGTTCAGCGCTCTGCTTTCCTTTTGAAGCTTTCACGTTTCTTACGTGTTGCTTCATTGGGATTGAGGACGCGCTCAACAGACGCCTTTCCCGACAGGATCTTAGAGATTTTGTCGGGAGGGTGCGCGTGTATGGAGATGATATCATCATCCCCATTAACACGGTCTCTTCCGTCGTACGTGTTCTTGAAACTTTTGGGTTCAAGATCAACCGTAACAAGTCTTTCTGGACAGGGAAGTTCAGAGAGTCTTGTGGTATGGAGTATTATGCCGGACACGACGTTACAACTGTTCGTGTTCGTCAACCTCTCCCTGCACGACGGACGGACTCAAAGGAGCTAGTATCGACCGTTGCCTTGAGAAATAATTTCTTTTCTCATGGCATGTGGCGGTCTGCCAGATACTTAGATGACATCCTTGATAACTTCTTGAAGTTACCAAGTGTTGCATCTACGTCTCCTAGTTTAGGGCGTTATTCATTTCTTGGGTATGACACCCATGAGATGGATAAACACCTGCATAGTCCTTTGGTAAGAGGCTATGCCGTGATTCCTCGCATTCCAAAGAATCCTTTGAATGGCTTGGGAGCCCTACTTAAGTTCTTTCTGAAACGTGGGGATGACCCTCACACAGAAGGACACTTATTGAGATCCGGACGGCCTTACGCCGTCGACATCAAGCGTAAAAGGATGCGTCCTTTCTAAGGAAAGAACGTATGGTGCTACGAGTTATGCACCAATAGGAG